TTTAGTAGTTTCCTTTTCCGATCTCGCGTGTTTTTTTTTTTTTTTTGAAAAACTTTTTATACATAAAAATGGCCCTTGTGTAATAAAAGAAAAGAGAAAGAGAAATCACTCTAAGTATCCTCCTAAGGCAGTACCTGCATTATTCAGTAGTAGCCACTATATTACTTCATATAGCTGTCCACTCAGAGCTATCCTCTTTATAGGAAATCCCCCCCTTCGTCACCTACACCTGGTGAAGCGAGAAAAGTAAGTTGTTGTTGTAACTCGCTTGCTTGAGTTGCTTTCTCCATTCGAGAGCCTAGGTTACCAGCGGCACCACAGATCTTCCCGTACGCGTACTTGCGTTCTAGGTTGAATTCGTGCCAGTTTCGGATCGAAACCTGATAGCCTTGAGATCGGATTATCTCAGCGGCTCTATGAACAAGAAAGTCATAAGTCTCACGCCCGTGTTCAGCAATGTAGCGAGCGTAAGTATCGAAATTTGTTTGTAGGCAGTCTTCGAGTACTCTGCCTTCTTTTGTCCAGTTCATAAGTTCGAAAATTGGTTCCAATTGAACTGGAGCCCAGCAAATATCTGCATATTCTGGGTCTTGTCGGAACTTTCGTTTTAGGAATTGTGCTTCATTCATTTTGACGAATGGTACAAACTCATCCCCTTTAGTAGCCATAGTATACTGGAAACCATGTACGGTCATTACTGTACCGATGTTAACCATATTAAAGTAATCTACAGCTTCAGAGGATTCGCCTATGTCATCGTCACCGAAATACACTCCTGTGACATTCGCGTCGTACACATCCATAACGTTTGTTCCTCTTGTGTCGTACTCATCCCATAGGTCTTCATCAGAATTATCTGGCTTGAGCAGTCGATTTTGTCCGTTGACGAGCATTGGTAATAGTGGTCCGTCGAATGCAATATTCAGATACATTTCCATAAAGCACGCTCTCATCATACAATCATTGGGTTGGGAATTAAAGATGGTGGTCAATAAACTCCCAGAATTATTACCGTGATGTTTAGAGTAAACAATCCAAGTTCCTACTAATGAATTAAATAGGATATGGACTGATTGTAACAACTCGGAAAATAAAATAGCCCTCATGTCAAAGAATTCGTCCTTATAAAAGTCCTGCATAGTATAAAGCAATACTCGAGCCCACTGATTAAGGATAGCTCCGTCATAATTACTCTGGTCTCCTTCTCGCACGCGTTGGCCTCCAAATGGGAACAAACGGTTTCTTAGATGGGCCCATTCAGGTCCTTCCGGATTTATTCCCACTGCACATGAGTTGTCATTGTGCGCTGCCATTGTTGCGGCGACGAAGTCGCCCATGTACTTTTTACAGATATATGTAAGGGCGCATGGTGATATAACGAACATGCGTTGTTTCCCTTTTAACACTTTTTCTGTCGGTACACGAGCGTCTTTCTTACAATCTTGCCAGAAAAACATAGGGCGTTCACCTTTCAAAAGCTTCGCTTCTGCTTCGTTAACAGTGGTTCTGAATTCACTATCTATAATAGTTCCGTTTTCGAAATCCATAAAATCTCTTTTACCTGCTTGTTTTGCACGGCGAGAGAAAGGATACCCCATAGAGGAGTCTTTATTCAACGGACGTATATAGTCAGTGTTTGCATTGCCAGTTATAATTTCAGCTTCAGTTTGCAATTGTGGTTCGCGCTCTTTGTATCGATCTAGTGATTCATTCCAGAGTCTACGAACTCTCCAACCTACTGCTTCTTCAATATCGGCGGCGAAGGGGACGGTCATGCGTCCATACTTTTCCACCTGCTGTTTGCACGGATCAGGTATCCCTAACCGTGCAACTTCTTGTCGCGATAGTGTTGGTCGAGTAGTGTGTGGATGTATCTTATCAAACGTCGGTAACTTGGTATACATAGTCTTCTCTATGGAGCCCGGAGACACCGAAGAGGCCAAGAACCCTATTGGCGTTAAGCAACGATCTCCAGTAGCTGGAAAAAGCGCATCAATCTCGATCCTAGTCAAATCAATAGTATCTATTAACCGCACTGTGTCAGGCATTTCTGGTACCTCGGCGGCCTTATCTACATAGCCAAAGACTTGCTTGATCTGAGACGCAACAGTCCCAATAGCCTCTCTCAACTCCGACTCAAGGATTGGTATTCCTCCACCAAATCCCGTTCCAGACTCAATTCCTTTATGTATACCGAATATCTTACGTTCACTGCGTCTATTATAAAGCACCAACGGAGATCCAGAACATCCTGCAATAGATGCAGTTTCATACCGCACTCCTACCATATACTGTTCTGAGCCTTCAGCCAACTCCATAGTGCCAATAAACTTTACCGGTTTACCTTTCATAACTTCTGCTACGACCTGTTCCTTCATATACATCACATGTCCAAGTATGATCTTTTCACTTGTTAAATAGTCAGAGAAGTGACTTAAGAAGTTATGCGTAATTGTCTTGAACGCTTCTATATCAATGCCAAAATCATAAATACCCCAGTCGATTGTAGGATGTGTCCAACATCTATTTGGGTTAAATGAATGGCGTGTGAATATAGATTGCCCATGCTTCTTTCGCATAAGTATCATAGTAGATCCACTCTCTTCTATCGATTTCAGTACATGCTTATTAGTCAATACTATTCCATGTTGAATGCCTATTCCTTGCCCCATAACTTTTTGCGCTG